ACTCAATCAACCAATCTAAAAAAGACATCTGGGATCCCGATGATCACAAAAACTATCCACCCTTTGTGATCAACCGTTGTCTCTCAGGACACCTGGACTGCATTTTGCACGCTAATGAGATGAATTTCGCTCATCATCTCGACAAGAAAATGCAGTACGATTACTACATAAATACTCTGAGACCTCGGAAGAGATTTTCTCCGTGGTTGAAGCAGTCAAAACTTGACGATCTTGAAGCTGTAAAGACTTACTATGGTTATAGTAATGAAAAAGCACGACAAGCATTGCAGGTATTGACCACCTCTCAAATCACTGAGATTAAATCCTTAATTGACACTGGTGGCAACAGATGAGCGAAGAATTTGTACAATGGGACGAGACGCAAATGGTCGAAGTCGTACTTGGGGAACCTGATGATTTCCTAAAAGTGCGAGAGACCTTGACTCGTATTGGAGTCGCTTCTCGAAAGGAGAAAAAGATTTACCAATCTTGTCATATCTTACACAAACGTGGCAAGTATTATATCGTCCACTTCAAAGAGCTGTTTGCTCTGGACGGAAAGCAAACTAATTTGAGTGTGAATGACATTCAAAGACGCAATAGAATCATCCAGCTTCTGGTTGACTGGGGTCTTGTCACTATCACTGAGGTTAGTAAAGAAAAAATTACTAATGTTGCACCTTTGAATCAAATCAAAGTGCTCGCTTTTAAAGAAAAGAGTGAGTGGATTCTAGAATCTAAGTACAATATTGGCAAGAAAAAGACTGCTGAGACCTGATTATGCTTTCTATATCGGATTTTTCGGAGAGATTTATCACTGATGACTCTCTGAAAAAGCTTTTTGAACTCAATCCAAATCGAAAAGAATATACTGAGGTTATCACTCCTGATTATCCTCAGTACAAGTATCTGTTTGTAGAAAATCTGCACCTGAATCCATATGATATCAGGGATTATCTAATGAACAGCTCTTATATTGCATCCACAAACCTCCTGGTAAAAGAAAAAACAGGAGCTCCTGGTATGCAGCAACCTATTGGTAATGAATGGGTGAAGAACTATCTTCTTTATTGCAGAGAAAGTTTACTCAATCATAAAATTACTAAGAAGGCTATCCGTTGGCAAGACTTCCAGTGTTATTGTAATATCTTCTGGGCAAGTATGCAGTCGATGAATAGTAATTATCGACCACACGTGGATCCTGGTGATATGGCATTTAACTATTTCTTGTCAGATGATCTAGATTCTAGTGATGGAACTGGTATGTACAGTATCAACATCGATGGACAAGAGTGGATGGATGTTCGCCACCTCCAAACTGAGGTTGAGAAAAGACCAGACCGTGATCAATTCCTCAAGAAGCTTGAAAAAGTTCTTGATAAGGGACGAGTCGGTGTTGGTAAAACTACCAACTATAAAAGATTTGATGGAGATGAAAATTTCACATTGAAAGGTGTTGTTCCTTCTGGATTTAATTGTCTTAGTGCATACCGTGGTTCTGTATATCATAGTGCATTCTATGATCCAACCAAATATCCAGAAGATCATTGTAGATATTCTCTTGTAGCAATGCTTGCATTGACTATGCCAGGAGTAGGTAACTCATTTCAGAAAAAATGAAGATTAGAATTTTAAAAGAAGACTGTGACATTTCTGCGGCGGAGGATCGTTCACTGCCGTGCACAGCTTTCTTGATTGGTTATGAAAACGCAGGTCGAATGTGTTACGATATTGCTATGTCATCTAAGCAAGTTGACATCTTTGACCATTACTGGGATAAGTATGGCAATGTAAAGTCTATGGTTCAGACAGAAGGTAGAATTAGTCCAAAGCTTTGGTCTCCGCCTAAATAGTTTGTCGCCTTTTCGTGCGCGACATCTCTACGACGGATTCGCTACCCAAAGTAGAAGGAGGGTTATCCGCCCTCCTTTTTTAATTTTTTCTGTTATAATTATTAGTGTTGGAGGTTTGGTTCGTTACCGAACCCCTTCAACGCCAAAGGATGCCTTCGGGGTCCACACAACACAAACTCGCTTAATTGGAGCTACCATAATGGGAACGTACAGATACACTGCGTCAGATTTGCCTGACCTGATGGATAAGATCGTCAAGTACTCTATCGGTGCTGAAGATTGGTTCGATCGTGTCGGCGCACTTCACGAGACTACTAAGAATTATCCTCCTTATAATGTTATTCACGAATCAAATGTGAAGACTTTGATTGAAATTGCACTTGCAGGTTTCAAAAAAGAGGAAGTCTTTGTCTATACCGAACACGGTAAACTGTTTGTAGAGGGACAGAAAGAAGACAAAGAAACTGATGTGAACTATTCCCATAAGGGCATTGCCCAACGTAGCTTCACCCGATCCTGGACCCTAACAGAAGATTGGAGAGTGGATGGTGTGGAATTTGAAGATGGTCTGCTGAGTGTTACACTCCAGAAAGTGGTCCCCGAGCACTTCCAACGTCAGGACTTCCTCTAAATATCTTTGACTCCCTGCGTGCCACCCTGGGCTCCTTGACTTCGGTCAAGGGGTCCTTTATAATGGAAATTCGATTACAACTACTATGTCTATCCAACTGATTCTGATGAAAAGCGGTGAGGAAGTCATCGCTGATGTGTATGAGACTCGTTCTGAGACCAGTGACGACGTTGGTTTTATCCTGCGTGACCCTCAGATCGTGCGTATTATGAAGAATATGGAAGACCCTGAGAAAGGTCCCAATGTTACCTTTGAAAGCTGGGCACCTTTGTCTTCCGAGAAGCGATTCCTTGTTAAGGAACACAGCTTCATCACTATTACTACACCTTTGCAACCCCTGATTGATCATTATGTCGAGCGATTCGGAGAATTCGATGAGCAGCTCACTCCAGATTCTGCTGCTGAAGAACAACAAAGTGCTCCTGACGCAACTGGAGGAGACGGGGACTGAGATCCCTGGTGAACCCGACGTTCTCCTCGTCAAACCTTATGAACTAGACGAGAATGGGACCTTGACACGGTTCCTCAAGGGTGTTACCATACAAGATGAGATGATGATTCATAGCGATTCGATTCTCACTATTGTCGAACCAAACCAGTATCTAGTTAAAGCTTACAATGAAATTCTACAAGAACGTTGATCAAGTTGGTGATCGCATTCTTGTACGTGGGTGGGATGGAATGAAGGAGGTTCGCCTCCGTGATGAATTCTATCCCACTCTTTATGTGAAAAGTAAAGAGGAGACAGGGTACACCACACTTGAGGGTGAACCTGTCAAATCTATACGTCCTGGTGGCATCCGTGACTGCAGAGAATTCTGCAAACGTTATGAAGATGTCGAAAACTTTACTGTGTATGGTAATCAGGCATACCTTTATCAATGGATCAGCGACAACTTCCCTGGTGAAGTCAAGTATGATCCTAGTAAGATCCGTGTGTTTACGATCGATATTGAAACCGCAGCTGAGAATGGTTTCCCCGACATTGAATCAGCTGACCAGGAGATCTTACTGATCACAGTCAAGGACAGTTACACTGGGATCTATCACGTTTGGGGTTCACGCCCCTTCCAGACCCCACAGGCTGATGTATCGTACACACATTGCGCTGACGAGCAGGAACTACTTCAGAGGTATCTCGCTTGGTGGACCGAGAATTATCCAGATGTGATTACAGGTTGGAACGTTCAACTGTTCGACGTTCCTTATATCTGTAACCGTCTGTCTCGTATTCTTGGAGACAAGACTACGAAACTCTTTTCACCTTGGAAGCTTCTTCGTTCCCGTGAAATTTATATCCAAGGTCGTAAGAACATCTCTTTTGGTGTTTCGGGGATCACGGTGTTGGACTACCTGGATCTGTATAAGAAATTTACTTATACAAACCAGGAGTCCTATCGCCTTGATCACATTGCTTTCGTCGAACTTGGTTCAAAGAAACTTGACCACAGTGAGTTCGACACATTCAAAGAGTTCTATACGAACGATTGGAAAAAGTTCGTGGAGTATAACATCCACGACGTTCGTCTTGTCGATCAACTAGAAGACAAGATGAAGCTGATGGATCTTGCATTCACCCTGGCATATGATGCTAAGGTAAACCTGGAGGACGTGTTCTCCCAGGTGCGGATGTGGGATGCTATCATTTACAACTATCTGCGTGGGAGGAACATTGCTATTCCTCCTAAGAATCGTCAGGAAAAATCTGACAAGTATGCAGGTGCATACGTTAAGGAACCTGTCCCAGGAATCTATGACTGGGTTGTGAACTTTGACCTTAACTCTCTGTACCCGCACTTGATTATGCAGTACAACATCTCGCCAGAGACGCTTATGGATACACGTCATCCTAAAGCTACTGTTGATGGACTCCTTAATAAAAAGGTTGACATCGATGGTGAATATTGCGTATGTGCTAACGGTGCTCAGTATCGTAAGGACGTGCGTGGATTCTTGCCTGAACTTATGGAGAAAATCTATGATGAACGAAAGATTTACAAGCGTAAGATGTTGGATGCAAAACAAGAATACGAAGCTTCTCAAACCTTGGATGTTCAAAAGAGAATTTCTCGATACAACAACTTCCAGATGGCAAGGAAGATCCAACTCAACTCCGCCTATGGTGCCATCGGTAACGAATACTTCCGATACTACAAGCTGGCGAATGCTGAGGCGATTACTCTCAGCGGTCAAGTCTCGATTAGGTGGATTGAAAACAAAATCAACCAGTACCTAAATAAGACTCTCAATACAGAGGGTGAAGATTATGTCATCGCATCTGACACTGACTCAATCTATCTTAATATGGGACCTCTTGTTAGTAAATTCTTTACTAATAAGTCTGGCGATAAAGCAGCAATTGTTCGCATACTTGACAAGATCTGCCAGGAGAAACTGGAACCATTCATCGAATCCAGTTATCAGGAACTTGCGGATTATGTTTCGGCATATGAACAAAAAATGATTATGAAGCGTGAGAACATCGCTGACCGTGGCATCTGGACCGCGAAGAAGCGATACATTCTCAACGTTCATAACAGCGAAGGGGTTCAGTACAAAGAACCCAAGATGAAAATTATGGGTCTGGAGACTGCTCGCAGCTCTGTCCCTCAGTTCTTCAGAGATCGTCTGAAGAAAGCTTACCGATTGATTATGTCATCGGACAATGATACTGTCATTGACTTCATTGCTAAGTGCAAGAAAGAGACAAGGAAAGCTGACATTGCCGAGATTGCTTTCCCTCGTGGGTGCAACGGTGTAATTAAGTATGGCAATCCTATGAAGGGTGAGATTTACCATCGTCCTTGCCCCATTCACGTGCGTGGATCTTTGCTTTACAATCACTATATCAAGAAGTACGGTATCGAAAACAAACACGCACGTATTCAGGAAGGTGAAAAGATTAAATTCATCTATCTGAAAGAACCAAACCCCATTCAGGAGAACGTTATCAGCTTCTTCCAAGAGTTGCCTGAGGAGTTTGGACTCGAACAGTATATTGATTACGATAAGCAGTTCGAGAAAGCGTTCTACGAACCGTTGAAAACCGTGCTAGAATGCATTGGTTGGAAACCAGAACGCACTGGTAGTCTTTTGGAGTTCTTTTAATGTCATTTTTGAATAGCGTTATCAAGGAGATTGGTAATGAATATGCCAGCGTGGTTTCTGACGGAGTTACTGCTGGTGACCTTGCAGGTTGGGTTGACACTGGGTCTTATATTTTTAATGCCTTGGTGTCTGGTTCGATTTACGGAGGTATTCCTTCCAATAAGGTTACTGCCTTGGCAGGAGAATCAAGCACGGGCAAGACTTTCTTTGCTCTTTCTATTGTTCGTCATTTCCTTGAGTCTAATCCTGAAGGTAATGTCATTTACTTTGAGTCTGAATCTGCTATCTCCAAGGATATGATGGCGGAGCGAGGTATCGACATCAGCCGTGTTGGTTTGGTTCCTGTCGTAACAGTTCAGGAATTCCGCACACAAGCTATGAAGATTGTCAGCGAATACGAGAAAATCAAGGAAGCTGACAGACCTCCGTTGTTTATGGTCCTAGATAGTTTGGGTAACCTATCCACCTCTAAGGAGATGGAAGACTCCGCAGCAGGAAAAGACACCCGTGATATGACCCGTGCGCAGGTCATTAAGTCGATCTTCAGGGTGCTGACTCTTAATCTCGGTCGAGCGAATATACCACTGCTGGTTACCAACCACACCTATGAGGTTGTGGGTGCTTATGTTCCTACTAAGGAGATGGGCGGTGGAACAGGTCTCAAGTACGCTGCTTCTAACATTATTTTCCTATCGAAGGCGAAGGAGAAAGACGGTACCGAAGTTATTGGCAATATCATTACTGCCACGAATCGTAAATCTCGGTTTACCAAAGAAAACAGCAAAGTAAAAACACGACTCTTCTATGACGAACGAGGTCTTGACCGTTACTTTGGACTACTGGAGCTGGGTGAACAGTACGGAGTCTTTGAGCGGGTCGGCAACCGTTATAAGGTTGGTGATAAGTCTGTTTATCCTAAACAGATTCTTGCAGATCCTGAAAAATATTTCACCGACGAGGTGATGCAAGCTCTGGACGAAGCAGCAGCGAAGGAGTTTAAGTACGGTGAATGAACGCATTGAGCAGACGATCTTACGAAATCTCTTCAGAGATGAAGATTACTTTCGTAAGGTCCTGCCTTTTTTAAAATCCGAATACTATGAAGAACTTAATGAAAAGATCATTTACGAAGAGATCAGAAAATTCGCTGATAAGTATGACCGTCTCCCGACCGAGGAGGTTGTTCTTATTGAAATCGAACGACGGGATGACATTTCTGATCAGACGTTTGGTGAAGTCCGAAGTATCTGTAAGTCTTTCGCGGATGTAGAAGAAGATCCGACAAAAGACTGGTTGTTAGATGCCACTGAAAAGTGGTGTAAAGATCGTGCCATTTACCTGGCACTGATGGAATCTATTAAGCTTGCTGAAGGCAAGGACGAGAAGAAGTCCAGAGATGCTATCCCTGATATCCTGAAGGAAGCACTCTCTGTCTCATTTGATGACCACATTGGTCACGATTATCTTGAGGATTACTCTGAACGATTTGACTTCTACACCAAAGATGAAGCTAGGATGCCATTTGACTTGGAGTACTTCAATAAGATCACCAAGGGTGGACTAGTCAATAAGTCTCTTAACGTTGCTCTAGCGGGCACAGGCGTCGGTAAGAGTCTGTTTATGTGCCACCAGGCAGCTTCGTGTCTGTCGCAAGGCAAGAACGTTCTGTACATCACCCTAGAGATGTCTGAGGAGAAGATTGCAGAACGTATTGACGCCAACCTCCTCAACATCAATATCAAAGATATCCCTGAGATTCCTAGGATGATCTTTGAAACAAAGGTTGCCGATCTGGCACGTAAAACTGAGGGTAAGTTCATCATCAAAGAGTATCCTACAGCTTCTGCTCACGTAGGACACTTCCGTTCACTGCTTAGTGAATTGGCATTGAAGAAGAACTTCAAACCTGACATCATTTTCATTGACTATCTAAACATCTGTGCATCGAATCGGTATAAGGGGGCTATTGTCAACTCCTACACGTACGTTAAGGCGATTGCGGAGGAACTTCGTGGTCTCGCTGTTGAGTTTGATGTACCAATTGTCTCTGCTACTCA